GGCGTCCGCTGTTTTAGTTACCGCAAATACATCAGACATCGCCATTACAGCCCCCTATCTTAGCTGTCAGCGAAAGGAGTTACGGCCTCACCAGAGCCAAGAAGCATGCCCTGCACAAGGTACACGTTGTCTTCAATGGCAGTGATCTCGACGTAAGAACCTTTGTCGCCACCAGTGGTGGTGCCGTTCATCGAAATGACATCGTTTGACGCTGCCGGAGCATAGGTCTCTGTTAGGCCAGAGTCCTCCATGACGGACAGCGAACCAACAAACTTATCGGTGCCGTCAGTCTTGATGTCACAGTCGGTGCAGTCGGTACCAACGTAGAAGGTGTAACGAGCGCCGAGAGTGTCAGTCGAAATGGTAGGAAGGGTGATCGCGCCGTCGGCATCATTCACCTTGATGATGCGGCCAACGTGATCGTCATAGGTAAGGGTGGTCTCTGCGGTGATGTTAACCATCGCGTTAGAGCCTTGTGCGGTGAAACCGCGCTGGGACCGGACCGGACCCGAAAAGGTTGTTTTAGCCATGAGGAACTCCTTGTCTCGGCTAGTGTCAGCGAAATGCTGTCAAGGTTCCTATACAGTATACAAAAAGAAAGGGCGGCCCAGAAGCCGCCCAATCCAAATTTGTACCCTAGTACACTTACGCGCCCGGAGAGCCGTAAATGCCAAGCGGGTCGGATACGCCGAAGCTATAACGCTCACGAGCCTTATAGCGGACGTTGCCGGTGTCGAAGTCACCATCCATCGAAGTGGACATCGGAGTACGGACGAAGTGCTTCATGCCATTCGGAACATCCGTGGTCACGAAGAACGCATCCGTATCTGTCAGGTAGTGGTTGACACGGAAGCCCTCAGGGATCGAGCCATTGCTACGCAGAGCGTTGATGTCGTTATCGGCGGTGCCTGTACGCAGGTCGGTTTGAAGCAGGCGAGTAGCAACAAACATCAGTGCAGGCGGAACGATGAGCTTGCGAGGACGTGCAGCAATCAGAAGGCCGCGCTCATCAGTGAACGCAGCGATGTTGATTACAGCATCTTCCAGCGAGGTCTCGTTCAGATCCACAGCAGTGCTGGGACGGTTGGCGTTATTGCCACCAGCCACGGTCGGGTGAGAAGCGTTGAACAGAGTCACGCCATCGCCAGACTGGAAGGTGTCAAAGCCAGTGTTAAGCAGCGAAGCTGCTTTGACCTGCTTGGTGTACGCCATGGCGCGAGCCAGAGCCTTCGTGTAGCGAGCCGAAAGAGCGTCGTAGAGGTTGTCCTCCATAGCTTCTTCGGTCACGGAGAAGCCCATTGCAACCGTTTCGTGGTTGTAACGAGCGGTGAAGGACTCTTGCGCGTTGTCGTAAGAGATCGCCGAACCTTCGGGCTTAACTGGCGCTGCGCCAAAGCCGGAAAGTTTAACTTCCTCCTCAAAGCTACGCTCTGAGTTCTCAGTTTCGTAAATCTCCGCATGCTCGTTCTCGTACTTTTCGTACTCAAGACCGAACAAAGCGTTCAGACCCGGCAGGAGTTCCTTCAGGAGTTGAGCGCGTGAAATAGCCATCAGTTACTCTCCCTTACGCAGAACCAGTTGCCAGAGCATGCTGGTGGTAGTTGAACTTACAAACAAGAAGCGGGTAGCTAGTGCCCTTCTCATCGCCCTGATCACCACCGAGGTAGTCCAGAACGCGAATCGGGTTCTGAGCGTCAGTGCTGAGTTCAGAGATATCCAGAGCAACACGGCTGACCTTGAGGGTCGTGTTCGGCGCTGTCTGAACGAGGAGAGTGTTCTTGCCATAGATATCGCCGGTGTTGGACGGTGCGCCATCAGCTTGGATGACAAACTCAACATTCGGGTTATCTACTACGAAAGCCATTGCGTCAGACGCAACAGTGCTTGCAGGCCACAGCTGGCTGAAAGTCAGCTGATTGGTGTTGGGGTCCGTAAACGAACAACCCATGAAAATGCCGACCATATCGATTTCGGTCGAATCATCTCCAGTAGCGGACTGCTTTTCGATGGTAGTTGCGGTGCCGCCATCAACGAGGTGGACGATATCGCCCATCGCAATGTTGGTGCCGTAACCAGATGCAATCGGATACTGGCGGAATACTTCCTGTCCACCAGCGCCGGTGCGGCCAATCGGGCGCAGACCGAAGGGAGCGGCTGTCGAAGACATGTCTTGTTCCTTCCTTCTATCTAGCCATTACAAACGGTAAGCGCCAGTTTCAGGTCACTTACCAAACGAGGTTTTCGTAGACCGCTCTGGATTCAGAACGGGCATACGAGGGTCGGATTGGCGCAGGTAGTTATTGTCAACGGACTCCATTTGATTGGAGTTCATTTCCGTGTGTGCTTCCCTACGCGATTCCACATATTCGGCTGAGTTCTCGCAAAGTAGCAAGCCTCCAACCTCAACATTACCTTCAAATCGAGAGTCGATATCAGGCAACACTTGCAGTTCAGGATGATCTTCTGCCTTCACCGGCGTCCAGCCCTCACGAAACTTAGACGAGACGTTCTTGTTGTCGCTCTCACCGAGAGTGGATGTGCGAACCCAACGGTATTCAACACCGTCACGCGGTTCGGGGTCAGGCAACATAGTCGGTCTGGTCCAGCTTTTTTTGCGCTCTGTGGTCTCACGAGATTCCGTAGAACGAGGCTTGCGATTAGACATTAGAAGACTCCTTCAAGAGTTGCGCCGCATATTGCTCAGGGCTAAGGCCAAGTCTCTTGGCGAGGGAGACTTGGGTTGAGGTAAGCTGCACTCTGCGTGGTTTTTTGGCACTCCGACTAGCGGGGGCAACCACGTTGCCAGTTTGACGGGCAGGTGCTTCCTCAACTTCTTGCCCACCAAACTTGTCTGGAAACCGCTGACGCATGGATTCGTCAATGCGGCTGTAATACTCATCTGCCTGCGTCTGAGGATTGATACCGCTCTTCACAAGCGACTCATGCACCCCAAATGCAAACCCTGTCATTTCTGTGTCCTGCCCGAACCATTCATTTTCGGACGCCCATTTCTTTGTTCGATCATCCGGTTCCGCCACCTTGGGCTTTACCGCAATGTTCTCAGGAAGTGCCTCGACCTCCTGCTCTTTGGGCTTGTAGGACTGAACCCTAAATTTTTCATTCTGAAGAGAGGTCAGCTTTTCTTGAGCCTCGATCAGCTTGTCTGGGTCGCCGATCTCATAAGCCTCTTTGTAAGCTGCCTTTGCCTTGTCAAGCTCGGCCTCAACCCGGCCTTTTGCCTGCTCAACAAGAACGCCCTCACCCTCTGCGAGAGTTTTCTTGAGGCGTTGGTTCTCCTCATGGATCTTTCGGGCGTAGCTTACCGCTTCTTCCTGAAGCCGTGAGGCCTCTTCCTTGCGGCGACGCTCCTCATGGAACTCATACTTCAGCTGCTTAATGCGCTTCTGCACATTCTCGCCGTAGTTTGAGATCTCATCGTCCTCTGGAATCTGAGCCTCAGCTTCCTCGGGGCGACGAGGTTTGCCCTTGTCCTCTTCGGGGGGGTCATCGATGATTTCTAGCTCCACGCCAGAATCATCAATTGCCTCGAAGTTCTCTTCTTGCTCAACGGCTTTTTGCGCTGGTTCGTTCATGCTCTTGCGTATCCCCTTGGGTCATCGACAACCGCTTCTACGGTGTCGTCGTTGATAAGACGGAACTCTTCCTTATCGATCTTAAATCTTGTCCCAGAATAAGACCGGAAGATCACGAAGTCGCCCTCTTTGCAGTAAGGGCCGTGCGGAAACTTGTCGGTGTCGCCGTAAGCGTCTGGTCCCATCTTTACGACGAACCCGATAACAGAGGCGGTCTGTTCCGCTGACTTCAGTTTATCTGGCATGTAAATGCCCGATTCCGTTTTCTCTTTAACCTCAAGTGGCTTTATCAAGAGTTTGTAGCCCGACGGTGCCGGGATCTTGGATGCGACCATATCGGTCGATACTTCGGCAGAATACATCTGTCTTCCTTGCAGTGATTAAGGTTCACAGTACCTTGCAGGGCTTGCCCTGTAAGTCTCCACAAAAACAATATACCCCACAAAACTGTGGTGCGGAAGTCTTAGTCCGATTCGAGCCTTTGTTGCGAATCAAGGATGTCACGCTCAATGAGAGCGAGTGCCTCCACCTTGCCCACGAGGCGAACATAGTCCTCGTGGTTTTCGCATCCGCCACCGGCCATATGGTCAGCGATATCATTCAGGTACCCTCGGATCTTTTGCCTGATAACTTCAAGCTCATTCATTCGTGTCTATCTCCCTAGCTATTTCCCGACCGAGTTCGATACCGTCCTTAATATCTTCCCGTCGGCCCTTGTCCAACTCTGTAGCGATCTGAACGCCAAGTCTGGCTCCATCACGCTTCTCCTCGGACTCGATGCGCTCTTTCTGAACCTCAATGTTGCCCATCTTGGCTTCCATATCGGTTTTCAGTTTAGCGATGTCAATTTGCTTTTTATGCTCGAACTCAGCTTCTTTCAAGGACATTTCACGCTGCTGGATCTGGGTCAGCGGGTCTTGCTGCTGCTGCATGGCCTTCTTCTGTGCGACCTCTGCCTGATCCTTGCGGAGAAGTTTCTCAGCCGCCTGAGCCGCCAGTCTTGAGATTTCAAGCTCGACATCCTCCGGCAGCGGCTTCTCTTCGTCAGGCATTGCCACGCCAAGCTGTTTTTCAATCTCTTTGCGGTACTGATGCGCCACATGCTCTGTGATATGCGCCGCAAGTGATGCTTGGATGGCACCGGCAAACGGAGATTGCCCCACGATCTCTTGCAGTTTGGGGTCTTGGGCGGCGGCGAGGTGAACCTGAATGTGGGCCTCGTGATCCTGATACTTGAACGCCTTGACCGGCTCCTGTTTCAAGATAGCCATGTTCTCCGTCACCGGATCTGCTGGCTTGATGTCGTCGGGCAGCTTGATGATTTCATCGGCGTCTTTGATGCCAAGAACCTCAAGCATCTGGCGGTGCAGCCTGCCCATGTCGTAAAGATTGGGGGCTTGCTGCGCCAACTGCATGGCGGCCTGATACTGAACAACTCTTTGCGACATCGTCGCCGCATTTGGGTCCGAAACAGGGATGACATCGACGCGGGAATCAAAGTCAGCGCGGCGATCAAACTCGCCATCCATGTCATAGGCGTACTCGGACGGCATGTAGTCACGGATGATCTTCGACAGAAGACGAAGCTCGTTTTTGAGGGAAGCATGGAGGCGTGCCTGAACACCAGACATCACCTTCATGCTGCGCTCCATCAGAGCCAGCGTCGTGCCGACTGGAGCCTGTGGGTTGAGGTTTCCAACTTGTACATCAGCAACGGAGCCAATCCGTCGCCCCTCTTCCACGATATTTCCGAGAAGTTGATATAGTACCGATGAGGGTTCCTTGTAAGGAAGGAATGCAATCGAGTCCCGAATAGCACCACCCGGTACGTCCACGTCGCGGAACTCACCCGGCATGAGAGGCGAATCGTCGCCTTTAATACGAAGGCCCCTAGCTTTAAGGCCAGCTGGCAGGTTACTAAGCGTGCCAGCATCAATAAGTTGACGCAGAATACTTGTGGCACTTTTAGCAAGACCACCAATAAGATGAATAAGGCCCGTTCCATAGAACCCAAGGCCCGGTAGGTATCTATAGTGAACAAAGTGCGGTCTTTTACGCTTTTTAGAATCGTCCTCATACCAGTTCCTCCTGACAGAGAGGACCGTAAGTGACGACTTGTCGATAGTCACCACATACGGGCGCGCTATACCATCAGGGTCATCGAAAGGCTCAGGCAAGTCAAGATCGACGTGCATCTCAAGGATTGTGTGGCGATCATCGTCTTCGAGGACGGCGGTCTCGCCATCAATCTCGTCATACTTCTCCTGAATGTCGGAGTAATCAGGCTCCGGGTCGGGAAGATCAACGTCAACATAGAAACCATTCACCTGAAGCTCGATGATCTCGTTTGGCGTCTTCTTCATCACATGGGTGTAACGCGGGCATGTCATCAGGTCCGACGCGCCATACGAAACGACGAAGTCCTCCGCAGGAACGAACATCGCACACGGACGCTCCATCAGTGGATCGTAGTAAACTTTCTTGAAGGCGGAACCGGCAAGCGGAAGACGAAACAGCATATGCTCTGTCTCATCACGATACTCGGTCATCTCCTCGGTGAGGAGGTAGTTCATCTCGGCTTCAACGCGCTCGGCCTGTTCGTTCTTCTCCTGATCCTTCTTGCCCATGATCTTGGTACGCACGGGACCGGACGCAGGGAAGATCTCCCCCATGGCTTGAGCTTGAAAACGCACAACTGCTTCAGTGAGGACCGGGTGGAACACGCCAGCAGCGCCCTGCCAAGGCTGCGTGCGTTCTTCGATCTTCATCCCAAGGAGGTCAAGACCCTTTACATAGCTTCGTGCCCAATCCTTACGGGACTGACGGTCGGCGGTGAAGTCATCAACAAGCTCTGATGCCAGAGCCTGTAGATCTGCCTCTTCCATGAACTCGGCCAAGTTGGCATCGTGATCAGGGCCAGCGATAGATTCCGCCACCTCTCCGGT